TGCCTTCTTTGTCAAAATTAAATTCATTCCATTGACCGACTGGCATACCCATGTCATTGTGATTTAAAAACATTGGCAATGGTTTGCCAGTTTCTTTGAAATTATTTGCCCAATCCATAAAGCCTTCTGGTTGGTAATTAAACTTTCTACCATCGGCACCTTCTCTGGCACCCCATGTTGTAACTCTGGCTTCTATCTTACCGCTTGGACTTTGAGATTCTTTTGCCGTTTTTTCTAGGCTTAATCTCGCTTCGCAAACTAAGTTTAGATTCTTGATCATGTATTACCCCATTGTTAATTGCCAAATCAATATCTTGTATTATAGGGGTTTTATCTTCCGTTTTGGGTAGTTTAACATCATCCGTTTTTATTTGGGAAGATAATATCGCAACTATTTTTTGTATCTTGTTCAAGTTTTACCTATGTTCATCTTACTTGTTTGATTGCCACCACCACCCCCAGTATCTTGAGGAGAACTGCCTGGTATTGGTTCAATCTTAGCAGTTTTAGCACCAATTGGAACATTTGTTGAAGATATTTTTGATGGATTGGCAGTTAATAAATCATCCGCACCTTCTAACTTTGGCATATTCAAATATTGTCTAGCTTCATTTGGTGTCATTATTCCACCAGCTACACCAGCATTGACAAAATTCATTTGATCAAGTGCTGCACCTTTTAAAAAGTCTTTAGTATCAAATCGAATNNATAAATTTGGATAGCCTTTGAGCAATTGCATTTTGAACTTTTGCTCAATATTAATAATCATTGGATACATCTTGGTTTTATAAAACTCATCCAATAATGTTTGTGTATTGTTGTATTTACCCACATCCAACCCAAGCATTTGAGCTGGCACCCCAAATAATGCACAAATTCTTTTGATAGTTTGCTCTTTTAACTTGGCAGCATCGGCATCTTGCAATGTAAGCATATTAATGGGTTGATACTTCATGCCCTGATCAAGCAATATCGATTGTCCAGGCTTACTTAAATCTGTCGATTTACTGCCAGTCATCGATGCCCATGCTTCTTTTAATCTACCAGCAATTTCTTTGTATTTTGCATCTGGAATCACGCTATCCGTCATAAACATACCAGCTGGCTTAGCACCATTTTGCATCACATAGTTGGCATACATATCAATATCGGTATCAAGTGCCACTAACTCGGTGGCTAATATACCTTTGTTAAAACCTGCCGAACCTTGCCAAGGAATATCCGTACAATGTATCACTTGATGAGCATCAAGTGGTTTATCTCGATTAAAACCATAAGTAGGAGTTGATAATCTGTAGCTAGGATACCTAGTTGGGGTAATTTGTACGGTGATCAGGGTTGCATCAAGGTTATACATCTCCATCGGTGTTTGATTGGCATTAAGCTGATCCTGACGATATAGCAAAGTAAACACTTCACCCAATAGTTCATACCATAGAACAAACTGATTCCAAAACTCATATTGACTTTGGAAATTATTAGGATTTTGCAATAAATTTAATACTTGCTTAGCTTTTTGCTTATCTCTTGGTCCAGTCTTAGTAGATTCCAATGCATTCACAAAAGTGCCATCATCGGTTTCATAAGCAATATATACGCTACATTGTGCCATTGCTCTTGCTATGACATTGACGCAACTCATTACAGTAGAATTTCGAGAGAGTACGCTAGTATCAACAACTCGACCAGCATTGGTTGTGCTTGAAGTAGTTACATAAAGCAACTGAAATGCAGAACCTTGCTGACCATCTTGTTGCACTCGTACAACTTGATTACCTAATTGGGTTTGACCAAATAAAGTATTTGATTCTTTTTTGGTTGTTTTTTTACTGTTAAATCTGTCGAATATGCCCATGATTACCCCCAATTTNTAAACATATTACCATCAAAATCTAACGAATACCAACACTTTTAGAATGTTCTAAAGCCAAAACTTGATATTGTTGGGTTATCTAAGGAACTATGCATTGCCATTATCAATGCAATAATGCCATCCACCTTTGCTGCCTTATCCGCTTCATTTTTACGGATCTTAATATTGTTATTAACATCCGTATACACTTCGCAATTAGCCAATTGCCATCCTAAAAATGGATTGCCATCATGTCGAATCTGTTTTCCTAAGATCAATTTTTCCACTTGCTTGGATGGATTGCTTAAAGTTGCCATGCTCTGGCCGCACTTTTTAACTGGTAAGCCATCCTCATATAACCTTGCCACTAAGGATGCAGCATTGTAGTTATCATAGGCAATTTCTTTAACCTGATATGTATCACATTCTTTTTTAATGTAATCAGAGATTTCTCGATCATCCATCACATTACCTTCTGTCAATTTTAAAATGCCAGAACTTACTGCCAATCGAAATATATCTTGGTAATGTTTAGGTATTAAATCTAATCCTTCCTCTGGCAAAAAGAATTGCCACTTCGCAAAATAGTCTAAATCATCATATCGTTTTAAAGTGCAAACTGCATTCAAGTCTCTAGTGGCTGCCAAGTCAAATCCAATAAATACGGATTCTGGCACCCTATCATCTGTTTCGCTTTTAGATTCATCCCAAAATGATCGATCAATCCAAGCACTATTTGAACTAACAAATATGTTCAATGTCTTACACAAAAATTCATTAAGTGCCTGTGGCTTATGCTTGGCTTCTTCTGCTCTTTGTGCAATCGCTTCCTCAAAAACCGATATGCCATGCATCGGATTTGCTTTTGACCAAGTAGTTGGATCTCGCCAATCATCTTTAGGATCTAACCCAAAAAGCAATCCAAACCATCTAGGATTGTCGTTAGCTTCACCATAAAGCATCGCTTGATACATACTCATATCTTCATAAAACTTAGTATCTTTGGTAAAACTGGCAGTAGTAATATATATCCTAAGTGGATTCTGTCTAGCAACCATACCCGAATGCAATACTTCAATGGAGTTGCGATCAACAATCTGAGCTGCTTCATCAATAATGACGCAACTTGGATTTTTACCATCCCCAGTCTTTTTTGTATCTCGGCTTAATGCCTTAAACATGGATTGGCTATCACCCTTCTTTTTAACCTCATACTTTGATGGTAAATAGCAATTTGCCAATTGTTTTGGCATCGATTCAATAAATCCTTTGGCAGAATCAAAAACAATGGTTGCCTGTTCTCGGTTGGTTGCCAATGTAAATACTTCAGCTCCAGCTTCACCAAACTGCAACTCATACAATGCCAGTCCAGATGTTAATGTCGATTTGCCAGCTTTCCTTGGAATAAACAAAATGACATCGGTAACCATTCTTTTACTGCTATCTTTTTTGGATCGAAATCCATAAATGGCACAAATTAACAATATTTGGAATGGTTCTAATATAACGGTCTGATTTGCCTGTGGTCCTTTGGTATGTTTTAAAACTTTAAAGAACCGTAAAACATGATCGGCAAATTCTGGTTTAAATTCCCATTGCCATTCCTTATTTTCCATCTGGTCAATAAATCGTTGGCAAGCCAATCGCACATCATTGCAAACATTAATCTCGCCCTTAACAACATCCTGGGCATAAGTAACACCATCTTGCCAGTTCATGCAGCTTTAGGACCTAATAGCAAATCATCAATAGTTTCCTCGCCATTTGCTTTATTACCAGTTAAATGACTATTTGGAGTTAATCCTAATTCTTTCATAAATTTAATAATTAATGCGGATGCATTATTGCGAATGCTTATTGCTGGATGTTGTGCCAAAGTTTTACCACCATTGATATAAATAACCATATCAACACCTTCTAATATTTTATTGCATTGAATATACATATCCATTTGATCCGCTAAAATGCCTAATGCATTTTTATTGTATGGATGATTAATGCCATAAGTCTCATACATGAATTGAGCAGTCTCATCAAAAAATTTTTTGCGATCCCAACCTTCTGGATTGTCTAACCAATCAGCAAATGGAATCCTACGTTTAAATTTTTCTTCAACATTATTAATTCTTTTAATGATCTTTTCATTTTCCATAGGCTTTTTCAATCCCTCCCTCTGAATTTCCCTTTTGCAGAAAATTGTA